GTCGTTGCCCGATCTTCGCTCAACGATCTGAACAACCTGTCGGACCTGAAGCAGGTGCTGGCCGCAGCTGCACGTGAGGACGACGACACGTACGTGCAGATGATCAACCTGCTGGACCTGTTCGATCTGTTCAAGTGCCGCGGCAACGATCTGGACGAGCGCGCGAAGGAATACAACCCGAGCCTGGTCAAGCGGTTGGACGCGCGCAAAGCCACGGGGACTGTCACGTTTTCGCGCACGGGGACCATCGGATCTGTCACGATAGCCATAGGGACGCAGGTGACAATCCCTGCGGACGGTGCACAGCCTGAAGTTGTCTTCACCACGACCACGTTGGGGACGATTCTGGGCGGGAACACGGTATCGAACGCGGTGACGGTGGAAGCGGCAGACGCAGGCGCGAGCGGCAATGCAGCTGTGGGCGTGATCAAGGGCTTTGTTTCCAAACCGTCTGGCGTGACTGGAGTGACTAACCCTGCTGCGTTCACAAACGGGCGAGATCGCGAACAAGATGACGCGTTCCTGAAGCGCATCGTCGATCAAGTTGCGGGGCTGGCACGTTGTCACGCGGCAGGGTTAGAACCTGCTGCGTTGTCGGTGGAGGACACTAATACCGGCAAGCGTGTGCTGTTCGCGAACGTGGTGGAAGATCCGATCAACCTGGGTCGCGTCACGATCTACATCGACGACGGATCTGGAACGGCAGAGACCACGGCGGTCAAGGTCGAGGAGGTGGTGCTTGCCGTCGCCTTGGGCGGCGAGACTAAGCTGAACCTGCCCGACAAGCCGATCAAGATCGAGAATACGTTCACGCTCCGACGGAACACGGTTGCCCTGGTGTTCGGTGTGGACTACACGCTGAACCCTGCCAGCGGTCAGATCAACTTGTTGCCGGGTACGTTCCCCACGGGGTTGACCGCAGGGGATTTGATCGACGCGTCGTACACGTACTTCACGGGGTTGATTGCACTCACGCAAAAGGTGATCGACGGCGATCCAGGGGACCGATCCAACTTCCCTGGGTACCGTGGTGCTGGTGTTCGAGTGCGCGTGTTGACACCCGCGATTGTGCAGATCGTTGTTCGTGCGAACATCACGGTGCTGGCGGGATTCAACCAAGCCGCTGTCGCCGCGGACGTGAAGTCTGCGATCAGCGAGTACGTCAACGGGTTGGGGATCAGTGACGATGTGATTCTCAACGAAATGAAAGAACGTGCGATGGCCATTCCTGGCATGTACGACGTTTCGTTTTTCCTGCCTGTAGAAAATCGTATCGTGCAAGACAATCAATTGGCGCGGTTGATCGCGTCGAACATCACAGTTTCGTAAAGGGAGAACCGAACAAAATGCCACTACCCACGCTGGTCAAAACTTGGCGATTCGCCGCAAACCTTTCGGTGCCCGCTGGCATCGATACCAACGAAACGAATCGCTACCTGTGGTGGGCTATGTACAACGCCCTGTGCGGACGGCTGCCTGACAATTCGGGGCCTCTGGCGTGGACGGATTCCGCGAACGCGGCAGCGGCGGCACCTGCTGCGCTGTGGGTGCCAAAATCCGAGGGCAATACGGTGGCGTTCGGAAACAACGACGACGTTAAGCGTATTAATACTTTTGCCGATGTCGTTTACGGTGTTTTCACGGGAGGCACATGGTCCCACCTGTTCAATTCGGCGCTGGGCCTCCATATCAGGCTCCGGTTCGGGAGTAACGGTTCGTCTGGGTCGCATTTTGTCGGAGACGCTGCCAATTTCGGTGAGCAGTCGGGCTTCAATATGTCGTTCACTGGGTACGGCACTTCAAACGGAGGCACCAATGGCTCGCTGACGGTACCCCCACTGACGAGCAGCGTGAACAATCACGCGCAGTTCAACGCTGGCGATACTGTGGGGGTTGACTCCTACGGTCCTACGGTCTGGGGAGGCACGGCTGGTGGGGCCGTCGCTCACAGATTGCACGTCATGGCGTCGTCTGACGGCAAAGTCTGGCGTATCGTCGCGTTCCGCAGCGGGCGTGCCTGTATGTTTCTCAACATCGAAGAACCGCAGAGCCCTGTTGTGATTCCTGGTGCGCCTGACCGCATCTGGAACGGCCTGGACCAACCTATCGTCGCGTTTCACAGGGGCACTTCCCACGATGCAGACACCACCCGTATTCTGCGCTTTGACCGATGGCTTGCTAGCAGGACTGCCTCGTCGTTCATGGCACAAAACGGCAACGCGACACAGGTTGAGCGCACCTTGCTGCAATTCTCGTCAGAGAACCCGTGGGGGCAGAGCACACAGTCACTCTGTCAGTTGAATTCGATCTCTTTGTTGAACGGGTTGTCGCCGATTTTGCCGCTGGGCTACGTCAATGTTACGGCGGGGTACTACGGGCGTGCGGGGATTGCCACTGACTTGTTCCACGGCGTCAGTGCGGAACTAGGCGGCCCTGCGGAAGGTGACTCGTACCCGTTGGCCGGTACGCGAAACTTTGTGCACCTGGGCAGCTTCGTCCACCCCTGGAACACCACGGTCATGCAGACTGCGTAACCTATGGCTGATTTCGACGGGGAATATCTGGCGGGTACCACTGCCGAGTTGTTGGAGGATGACACGTCCGGTGCGGGCGATGCCGAGTACCGCGATCCGTGTCCGCCTATCGATCCTGATTACCCGGTGATTTCTGGGTTGGAGTCCGATGGCTGATTTCGACGGGGAATATCTTGGCGGGACCACGGAAGCGTACGGCAACGACGCTCCATCGGGCGCTGTTGCCGCGGAATATCTTGCCGGGATCACGGACGCGTACGGCAACGACGCTTCCGCGGGCGCGCATGCGGCAGAACTGCTGGAGCTGGGAAACTGTTCGCCTCCCGTCTCGTTCATCCCGCTGAGCCAGCGAAAGATCTTCGGCAACCACGGCGGGGATATCCTTCGCTTGACGGGGACGTTTCCGATAGGGGTACCCGTGGCCGTGTCAATCGGGCCCGTGGGTGGCCCCTACTTGTACCCTGCGTACGGTGGATCTGGATATGGGTATGCACCCCGTTCGGCAGACGGGGTATCGCTGCCCGTCGTGCTGCCCCCTGTTCCCTTTGTCGGGGACTTTGCGATTCGAGTGGTAGTGCCCCCGTCCGTGGAATTGATCGTGCAGGCGGGTACGTTTGTAGAACGTGCGTGGTACGGAAAAGTGCACGTCATGCGCAGTAGCTTTCCTCCACAAGCAGAGACGGGCCCTCGTCGCTTGGACGCCGAGCCCCCATTGGTGTCGTAATGCCAGTCAACGAGTTACAAGCCACGCTAGATGCGATTGCTGAATCCGACAACGAGATCGGAGGCACACTCATTACGCGCACGCGCGAACGTGCGCACATCTTCGGGCAGAACGACGCTGAGGTCAGTGGGTCCAGCCTTACGAGCCTGGTGGCCGTGTTCGACGCGGGAATGGTGGGCATGGGGCTGGATATCATCCAACCTGTTGCGGGTGCTTTCACAGGGAACGAGGGCAGTTACGTGATCGCGTCCTACGTCAATCCGACGTTGGTTACGCTGCACAAGATCGACGGAACCGCAGCTGCCTTTTCAGCACAAAACCCGGTGCGCTGGCGTTTCACAACGTTACGCGTGGAGAGCACGCTGGGATTCCCGCGCAATGATCGCGCGCAGGCGTTGTGGATCGGCGAAGAACCCGTGGCGATTCCGTACGCGCAGACGGTGCTGACACCTTCGCTGCAAGAGTTCCGCGGGTTGGGTCCGCAGCGCATGCTGTTCGTCACGATCCTCGCGGCAGGGAACACGATCAGCGCAGACGGTGCGATCTTTTCCGCGGCTGACGTTGGACGCGCGCTGTGGGTGTACCCGCGCGCGACACTGAACGGCAACGAAGGCCCGCGCTTGATCCTGACGGTGGCAGGCAACGGCAAGAGCTGCACGGTGAGTGGATCTGCGTTTGCTGCCACGGAATCGACTGACGGGCGGATTGCGATCAAGCAGTACGACACGGATCGAGGGCACCTGAGTGGGCGCGTGCCCCGTCGTCCGAAGGTGCGCGCCCCCATTCCGGCGCTGTCGGAAGTGGTAGACGCTTCGCAGTCGTACAGTGCGCTCGACAAGTTACGCCGAGCGATGCTCACAGCGTACGCCGAGGGGGACGAGCTGGACCGGATCGGACGCCGGTATGGGATCCAGCGATTGCCCGCGTTGGGCGACGAGATTTACAGGTGCTTGTTGCAGGTGCTGCCGTACTTGCCGCGGGGGACGGTGTACGGCCTGGAGCTGTTGCTGGAGTGTTTGTATCCCGGTGGGGGTTGGGAGATTTACGAGGACTTGGAGTCGTTTCCGAATCAGGTGTTTGTGCTCCTAGAGTCCGTAACGGGGACCACGAATATCAGCGAGGGTAAAACCTGGATGGTCCCGACGGGAGCCGACGTTACGCCGTCGGTGGATCCTGCCCTGGGCGGAACCGCGCAGGGACGCGGGCATCGCGAGCGCAAGGTGATCACGGGGGTGTCGGCCCTGACGGCCTTGGCGCACACGCCGACGAAGGTTGTGGACCTGCTGGTCGAGCCGTACCAGCAAACCCTAGAAATGGGAGTGCTGCCAAGCGCAGCGGCACCCGTCTGGACGTACGTTTCCGTGGCGGGTGGTGCCGAGGTAGGTAGCTTCGCTATCGTCGCTACAGGGCCTGGGCAGACCGCTTTGGAGTGCACGCCTGATGCAGCGTCGCCGACGGCCAACGGTGGCCGGTATTCGCGTGCCCTGGACCGGCAGGACTGGGTGCCGGGCTCGCGCGTGTCCTTTGGGTGTTGGTGGAAGCCTGTCGCGATTGGCGCGGCCACGGGCTACGCCTGGTCGGTGGAGGTGGACGATTCGGTGGTGGGGCGCAAATACGGAGCGTTCTGGAACGACACGGGCTGGCAGCTGGGCGGGACGCTGGCAGACCCTGGCGCGATCACGGGCACCTGGAGCAACGGGCCCTTGGTGATCGGTCGCTGGACTCGCATCGAAGTGCTGAGGGAGACACGTCCGAACGGGATGCACGAGGTGGTGCTGTACCGAGACGGCAAAGAGGAGGCCCGTGCCAACGTGGCCGGGTTCGTGGCGTCTGGCGGGTCCACGATCAGCTTCGGGTACTCGGGGTCGTCACCCGCGCAGGACTGGACGGTGTACTGGGATCGGGTCCGCGTGCAGGTGTCTTCGGAGCGCAACCATTTCAATCTGCGCCGAGCTGACGGAGCGTTTGCCGGTGGAGGCCCGCAAATGTCGAGCGTGGCGGGATTGTTCCTGTCGGGGGACACTGGCCGTCGGATCCGGATTCGGAGCGGGGACACGCGCGCGCAGGGTGAGTGGGGCGTGACGTACGTGAGCGGGACGATCTTGTCTTTGGCCGGGATTGTGCAGGCTGATGCGGCGACGCTGGAAACGGTAGCTGGGCTGCACTACGTGGACACGCTGGACGTGTCCTTCCGGGTCGGTGACGTGGGCAAGCAGATTGTGTTGTCGGGCAGCGTGCTGGGCAACAACGGCACGCGCACGATCTTGGCCTTCGTGAATCCGAGACGGGTGCGCGTCTCGGGTGCTGTCTTTGTCAACGAGCAGTCTGTCGATTGGCAATTTCACCCGTACGATGGGGTGACGAGCGGGGCCTTCCCGATCCAGTCCGGCGTGGACTGGGAATTGGTGGATGCAGGTACTGTGTCCGGTACGACGGTCACGCCACGGGATCCGTTTCCTATCGCATCGGGCAACGTGGACGTGCAGTACACGACGATCCCAAGTGCTCAGATCTTGCGCGACGAATTTGTGCAGAATGATGGGGCAGCGGCGGGTCCGCCTGACGAGTACTACCCGTTTTACGTATTCGACGTTGATCGCGCTACGCGGGAGCTAGTGAATAGCATTACGATTGCCGGTGTCCTGCCAGCGTACAAACGGAAATTCTGAAGGAGAAACTGAACAATGGATCGCGTGAACATTCTGCCGAACGAGCGTGTTGGCCTGGACGATTTCGAGGACGGAGCGGGCGGTCGCCTGGTCGAGCGGGATCTACTGCGCCGCGGGCGCACGTTCTTCCTGCCAGCGGGGCGCGCGACGGGCACGACGGGCACGCAGGCTCGAATCCTGAACGGGTTCACGCCTAGCACGATTGCGTTTGGCGTGGACGACTCGCTGGTGCTTCACCGTGGCGCGGGATTCTTGCCGTACCTGACGGACACAAGCGAGATCGAGTTTGGTTTGCTGTTCGGTGGCGAAGGCGAATCGACGCTGGAGGTGGATTTTTCCACGGCACCTGCGTCGAGCGTGCAAGCCCTGTGGATCCGTGCAACGGGAACCTACGCGGAGTTCGAGAACCGCGTGTTTTGGAATCCGTCTGTCGCAGCTGAGTTCGTAGACAGTGTGTCCACGAGGCTTGTTGCCGGGTGGGAGGTCACGTTTCAGGATGCTGCTGCACCTGCCCCGCCTGGGAACGGCGAGTGGATCAAGATCGCGGAGGTGACGATCAACGGTGCCGTCAAGATCTCTGCGTACGCGGATTATCGGCACCTGTACTTTGAGGGGGATGCGCAGGGCGCATTCGCGACGGAGTGGGGCAGCGGGGCGAATGATCGCAATGCTGCGCGCGGCACCTACGGCATTGGAGATCAGCACCTGTGGGTGCAGGCCGTTCGCCGTCAAATGAAAGACATAATCGGCAAAACGGGCTGGTACGAAGCGCCGCCGAAGTCTCTGGAGCAGCTGAAGGACAAGACTGCCCGTTACGTTACCGTGGCGGTGCCTGGGGGGCCTGTCGCGGAAGGCGACTACCCCACGTTGACGGCTGCCCTAGTCGCGCTGAATGCGGCAGACGGCGGGACGATTCTGCTGCGAGAGGGGACGTACCACGTCACTGCCGAGACGGTGCTGGTTAAGCCGATCCGCGTGTGGGCTGTCGAAGAAAACGTGGTTATCAACAATCAGCTGAATGCCGACGACAAGTGGGTGTTCAATTTTTCGGCCTTCTCGACACGCGGGTCCGAGCTGCGTGGCCTTCGGATTGTAAGCGATGCACTCCTTTCATCCGAACACGCTGTGCGAGTGAACGACTGTCGCTTTTCCGGTGTGCTGATCGAGGGATGCGTGATCCAGGGCGAGTTGACCATCACAGGCGATTCCCAAGTCCAGGTTACGCAAAGTACGGTTGCTGAAGCAGCGACCAACGCGTACAGCCCGCAGCTGGTTCTGATCTCGGGTTCGCCGACGCTGTGTTTCCAAACGTGCCAATTTGACTTGCTGGGGGTCCGCACCGAAGGGATCTTGCTGACTTCCATTACCGCCTTAACGTCGGCAAAACGTGCGCACGTCGCGTTCAACGCCTGTTCGGCCTCGTTACTGGGCGGCAATCAGCACTTCATCCGAACGTCGGCCACTGGGACGTTCTTGGATCTGCACCTTGGCGTCGATATTTTGCTGATTGATGGGTCGCAGAATCCGAGTGGCACTGTTGCCCTGAGCGGTGGCGCGAACTACCTGAAAGGTATGTCGATCACGGTTGCGCCGGGTGGCAACGATACGACGGATCCAGTGCTGCGCGTTTCGGGCAGCACGGCAAAGACTGATCGCTGTGTGATCGACGGGCTGTACATCAACGGCAATGGCACGCGACACACGATGCCCACGGCAAACCGCACGCTGGTGCTGTTCAATATCCGCAGCTTGAGCTGTCGAGATATGCACGTGACTGACTGGGAATTGCCAGACTCGTCGATCAGCGGATCGTCCGTGAACCGTTTCATGCTGGTCACGACTGCCCCACAAGACACAGGTGCGCATCAATACCTTGAGCGGTGTTTGTTCACTCGTATCACAAACACTGGCGTCAATGATATGTTCCACGGCTGCCTGGGTAATTCACCCGCCGTTGTCGTGAATGCCGACGCGACGGTGGAAGTCGCGAGCTGCATTTTCGACGTGAGCGGCCACGCGTATAATTCGTTGGCGTCTCGCAATACCGTGCTGCTGCTGTCGAATTTCAAAAACGCGATTGCGCGCAACAACAAGATCATCGCGGGACACTGGTACAGCTTGTTGCAATTCGAGGATGCGGCTGGTGGGATCGAGCACAACATCATTGATGCCGATTCCGCCTTGGGCGGGTCAGGCATTGGGTACTTGTACTCAATTCGCGCATTCGGCGGGCCCGGTCCAGGCACAGCACTCAACGTGGTGGGCAACAAGTGCTTGGGTTTGGCGGCCTCGCAGCAATCTGCGGTACCGCAGCTGTCTATCACGGGTGCCGGGCACGATGCCGTATCCCTTGCCGGGAACACGGTGCGCGGTGCCATTCCAGGTGCGGATATCGCGGTGGTGTGCGTCGATGCCACGCTTTACGGAAACATCACGGACGGTGGTTATACGGTACTCGCGTCCGGCACGCAGCGTCCTGCTGTGCTGTTGGATCACAACGTGTAAGTCGAGAAACCAAACAAGGAGAAGGATCGATGTTCAAATTTCTAGGGTTAGTTGTGTGCTGCCTGGTGGTGCCCCTGTGCGGGTTCGCGTACGCCGATGCGGGCCTCGCCGACACGGTGTCCGTCGGGGATAGCGTGCTGGAGGCCACGAAGCAGGGGCGCGATGCCTTCGCGAAGTTTCGCGACGGGAACCTGCGTGAGGCAATGGCAGGTGCGATCACGCTGTTGCTGTTTCTCTGGCGTCGTTTCGCGAGCAAGCTGCTGGTGGGCAGACTGAACGCATGGCAGACCGGGTTGGCGTCTGCGATCATTGCGTTTCTCGCGATGCTGCCCGTGGGATTGACTGACCAAAAATTCGCCTGGGGAACGTTCGTGATCGAGAGCTTGATCCTGTCCGCCGAGAGCATGTTCCTCTGGCAGATGGTCGGCAAGAAGGTGCTGCCCGCAGTATTCGGCACGCCGCACACGCCGGGTGCCATGCCGGGTGCCACGCCGGGTGCTGCGGTGCCCCCGCCACCGTCGGGTCCAGTTTAGGCAAGCACGCGGGCTGTTACCCCGTGTGAAGGGGATCCGGGCGTTGGACCCTGATTGCTCAGGGGACTGCTGTTGCCTGGATCTCCTGTTTGCCGTAATGATCGGGCAATGGGTTACGCAATCGTTGGTGGACTCGGATTGTTGATTGGGCTGATCCTGCTGATCTGGGCTGTGAGGCTGCGGGGCAGGCTGGCAGAGACGCAGGTGAAGCTGGCAGAGACGCAGGCCAGCTTGGAAAAGGCGGCAGACGTGGCGTTGTTGAACGCCAACGCGGCAACGGCTGCCGAGGCGGCTGCCAAGCGCGCGATGGCAGCGGCAGACGAGTTACGCGTGCGCCTGAAGGCAGCTCGGGACTCCCTGCTGCTGTGCAAGGATCCAGGAGCGATCCAGCAAGTGTTGGACGCCGAGTTGAAGGAGGAGACGCTTTGAAAGTTGCAGGTTCTGCAATTTACAAATGGAGGGTGGATGCCCTTGGCGTAGCCGTCATGGTCGTCGGGTTCATCATCCTCACGTCCGGGTGCACGCTGTTGAGTTGGGGATCCAAGCCGGATTGCCCCAAGCCTCAACCTTGTCCGTCGTGCCCACCTGCGAAGGTGGTGACGGTCGAGAAGGCGTGCGAGCTGCCGCCACCTATCACGTTGCCCGCGGTGACGAGATCTGACTGTGGGGCAGGGTCGGGCCTGGTCGCGTGCTTTGACGTGCCCAACGCTGCGCTGCTGGCGCAGCGGGAAGCTGCCCTGAAGGACTGGATACGAGAGACGCGCGCTCGCTGTGGGGTGGTGCCGCCGACAAATGGGGTCGGGGCAGGCACTGCCCGCTAGGGGTAGGCGGGCAGGGCTGGCATCCCTGCCCGTTACTTTTTTCGGCTGCTGCTCTTTTTTATTTGACGGCTGCGTTTTAATCCCGTAGTGTCTGAATTGTGAGCTTCGGTTCACAGAAAGCGAGCGAAACATGGCCACGAAGCGAACCATCCACGTTACCGTCACTCCCTACGACGGAGACGACTTTCCAGAAGCGGCATCGTTCGATGAGTATGCGGGCGAATGGCTCCATGAGCACTACAGGGCCGATGGCCCGTGTGAGGTGAAGGCCACGTTTGGATCGCGAAATGCGATTTACGTGGACGGTATTCCGGAGGACGACGCGAGCGACCTGCTGGGGGCGTGCTGGGAATCGTTCGTCGGTGGCGGATATCAAGATCCGGATTGTGCGTAACCGCGCAACCCAACGTCAAATCATAACGCACCAACGAAAGGAAAAACGACCATGAACACCGCGACAGACTCCAGCGCCACGGCCCGCGACATCCTGGCCGCCGCGCGGACCGTGATCGTGTTCGCTGATCCGGATGCAGACGATTGCCTCGCGGACGCGGCGTACCGGTACGTGGACAAGTATCCCGATTGCGAGTACTGGGATCTCTCTCCCCGCTGGGCGAGCGAGGAACGCGAGGAAGTGGAATTGACCGTCCCGCTTCGCACTGGCATGCGTCTCATGACCTTGGACGAGATGGACGAGCACGGAGCGGATGTGGTCGCGCAGGTGCGCCGACTCCTCCCGGGCCCATGGCGCGCGGAAACCGACGATGCCGGCCTGTACGTGACCGAGTGACCGTCCCACCCCGTGCGTGCGCTCACAGATCGACGCAAGGGGCCCAACGCTTTGTGGTCATGGGGACCATGCGGCGCTGAACCACGGAGGCGACGAGCCCACCGTGAAAATCCGACGAGGAGAACACAAATGGAAATCGTAACCCAGATCGCTACGCTCGCTCCCAAGGTTGCCGCTGAGCACGAGGAGTACGCCGCAGCACTCACCGCTGAGCCCGCAGCCGAGGTGGAGCTATTGAGGGTCGTGATCGAGACTGTTAGGCCCGCGCTGAAGGCGATCACGAGCCGGATCAAAACGGAGAACCGCTGGGGCAGCACGGGCAACGGCGTGTATCCCTGGGAAAAGGACGAGCACTACGCGCAGCGCGGGTTGTATCTCGATCCAGATGACCTGGTTGGTCCGGGTCGCGAGCGACGAGGAGATCAGAATCGTGGGTCGTACGTTGGATCCGACCGTTTCCTGCTTGTGGACGGTTCGATCCTGGAATTGGAATACAACGGCAGTTGGTCCCAATGGCAGGGCGAGACGAGCGGGTGGACTTCTACGCAAGAGGTCGTGCCGCTCGAAAAACTGTCGAGCGAGCAGATTCACGACGCAATCCGAGCAATCGGCGCGGCGCTGCAAAACCAGGCCGACGGCAACAAAACCAAGCGGACCGCCGCAAGCATTGAACGGGCGGCGAAAATCGCAGCCGTGACCGCGCTGCTCAAGTAGCACGCCCCACCCGTGCGCTCCCAGACCGGCGAGCGCACGGGGTCCAACGTCAAACCCTGTGATCGCGTGATACACAACAAACAAGTCGAGCGTAACGCTCGGAATACGGAGGGAACAAAATGATGCTGAAATCGAAACGTGTTGCGACGTTCTACGTGGCAGCTGAAGACGCTGAAATTGAGGTGTGCGTCCCGTGCCTGGGATTGGCCAAAACGCTGCCTGTGCTCGGGGAGGTACGCCGAGGTGCCCACGACGGCACGTGTGCTGTGTGTGGGCATTGGCCTGATCGCGCTGAAAAGGAGGGGTGCTAAAAATGGAAACGAAAATCCGAGTGCTGTTTTTCCCGGTGGGCAAAGCGCCTGAATGGATCGAGCTGGATCCGCACGACATAAGCGAACTGCAAGCGCGTGTCGGCGGATACGTTGAGGTGGTGCGGTTCGGGTCCGTGGACCTGTGGTGCAACGAAGAAGGGAGGCTCCAAGGCTTACGCCACAACGGCGTGGTGGCGCACAACGTGCCCGGTGGGTCCGCTTTGGACATCCTGGGCCCATTCGTGCTGGCAGGCCGTCGAGAGAGCGACGACGGTGACATGATGGACGTGCTGCCGGACGACTGGCAGGACCACGTGAAGGTGCTCGCGCGGCGCGAGACGTGACCGTGTACTGGCAGGTGCTCGCAGTCAAAACCAAAGGCCGAGTCGCCAAGTACCTGCTGAAAGTCGGGGCACTCGTGCGCCGGACGGGCAGTTCAGCGCACGAGTGTGATATTCCCCCAAGTCCCGCAAGGAGAAAGAATCGTCCTGTGACAAACGATAGAAAGCCCTGGGAACCGCAAAACACTACCATTTCAGATCTGGTATCGCTCCAAGATTTCCGGGAAAAGGGAAGGCTTGCCGCGAAGGCTGCGCGCGCGAAATACGGCAAGCGCAATCCGATCCCTGTCCTGTCGCGCAGCACCTGGGCGCGCAACTACGATTCTGTGCACGTGCGCAAGCTGATCGCCCACTGCCAAAAGGATTTCAGCAAGATCGAGGTGATGGTGCTCGTGTACTTGGACGCGTGCTCTGCGCAGCGGACACCCCTGAGCATCACGCAGGTGCAGCAAGGGTTGAGTCTCGCGAGTAAACGTCACGCATCCGAAGCTGTGGCGCGCTTGGTGAAAGCCAATTTGATCGTCAACGTGGGTTCCGCACGGGTGCCCCACCTAGTGATTCAACCGATCCTGGAGTACTGGCGGATATCCGAATTACGCGCACTCCGCGAGCTGTCCCGCCCAACCCGAAAACCCTGGAAAGGCGAGCGCCGTGAGTAATCGCGAGAGTAATAAAAGCGTAACGAAAACTGTTACGCTGGACCCCGAAATCGCATTACTTTGCGTAAAAAATGGGGCGAAAGTAATAGTTTCCCCCGTAGGAAACTCCAAAGTTTCCCCCGTAGGAAACTCTGGAAGGTCTAGTGTTGTTATAACAGGGTTAGACCTAGTGATCTTGTGTGTTCGAAAAGGTACGAAGTACTTCAGAATCGAAATCAAGAGGGTCGCATCAGCTGCTTCGCTTCGCTTCGCAGCTGCGGGGCACTACTCGCTTACGCTCGTAGGCCCCCTTTTCATTTTGCGTAATCGGATGGGGAGGGCTGCGTAATGGTGGTCGGTACGCTTGAGATCTCGAATAGCAAGGCCCGCATCACAGGCTTGCCAGATCACGCCCTACGGTTGCTGCGTTTCGAGCTGTCCTATCTCGTCGGCGAGGCAGGTACCCGAGTGACCACCGCCAAGGATGGCACGATGCACGCGCGGCACTGGGATGGCTGGACGCAGCTGCTGAGTCCAACGGGTTTGATGCCCGCAGGGCTTGTGCCCCGTGCTTTGCGGCTCCTGCACAAGTGGGGGTACCCCGTGCAGCTGCGGGATCTCCGCATACGTCCCGACGAGGAGATGCCGCGCTGGTGTTTGCCCGCAGGGTTCCGGCTGCGCGATTACCAAGACCGCGCCGTGCGCACAGTGCTCGGGCCTGGTCGAGGGGTGATCGATTCTCCTCCGCGCAGCGGGAAGACGGTGATCATTGCCGAGCTTGTTCGCCAGCTGAGTCTGCCCACGGTGATCACTGCCCCCACGGAGGCGATAGCCTCACAAACGTACGACAAGCTGGTGGAGCTTTTCCGCGAGAACGAGTGGGGAGGTGGCCGCAAGGATTGCTCCGAGGATTTTTTCCTGCTGACTGGTGGCCTTCCGAAGTCCAACGCCGATAGGCGTGCGTGCCAGCGTGCTCTGGTGTACGTCGCCACGGATGGCACTGCCGTGTCGATGGACCCGTCGTGGTGGGAGCGCATTCGCGTGTGGATCTCGGACGAGAGGCACCACCAAGCGAGTCGCACGCATCGCAAGCTGAATGACTTGGCCGTCAATGCGTATTACAGGTTCGGTTTCACCGGCACCAACTTTCGCAGTTCCGAGGGTGAGCACGTCGCACTCGAAGCGCCACTAGGACGCACGCTGGTGCAGTACTCGGTCCAGGAGATGCGTGATCGTGGTGTGCTGGTCCCTGCCCGAGTCGAGTTCTGGCCGATTTACCGGCCTCGCATGCGCACGATTGCGTTCCGCGATGCCTACACCCACGGGATTGTGAATGACAAGATCCGCAACGCTGCGATTGTGTACGCCGCGCAGAAATACCGGGAGGAGGGCAGGCGCGTGCTGATTCTCGTGAATCAGATCAATCACGGCGAGCTGTTGCGCGATGCTATCGCGGGTTCGCAGTTCGTCAAAGGCGTGGACGGCGATGAAGTGCGCGCTGCTGTGAAACGTTTGGACGCTGGGGATCTGCGCGTGTTGATTGGGTCGCCCGTGGTGGGCGAGGGGTTGGACTGCCCGTCGGCAGACGCGCTGATCTACGCCAAGGGGTACAAGGCCCGCGTCACGCACACGCAGGATATGTTCCGCGTGCTGACCGCCGATGGGCGCAAGCAAGACGCGATCATTCTGGATTTTGCGGACAGGCACAACGCCCACCTGGAGGACCACGCTGTCGCCCGCGCGCAGAATTACTTGGCGATGGGTTTGCCCTGCACAGTGCTGCCCGAATTGCCCACACTTGACGGCCTGGTCGAACTTGTGTAGACCTGTGCTGTCCCGAGAGCTTCAGAGGCTTTCGGCACGAGGAGCGAACATGCACAAATTTTCGGGCTCAAATCACGGTTCTGTTTCAGCGGATCTCGCAAGAGATCGCCAGCTGGTTCGCTCACCGCGCTTTGGTTGCCCTTGTTTTTCGGTAAGTTGCAGACTGTGCAACTTACAAGCGGGGTGCCCGTCGTGATTCGCGGGTTGGACAGTCCGGAAAAGCTGCGAGAGTTTTTCCGTGCGAAGGGCTACCGCAATCTCGTGCTGCGCGCGGTGGACATGCTTGAGATGCGCGTGGCCGACTTGGATTACCTGCTGTCCGTGGTGTTCCCTTCAGCGGGCCGCACGCCGGGTGAGACTCACAAGCAGTTTTTGTTGCGACTGGCGAACCCCGACGGGTATTGCATTGTCCCGTGGGATCGTTTGCTCGCGCGAGCGGACCTGGATTTCCTGGAACGGTTGCAGGCTGCGTTGGCCGAGTACCGAACCGTTCGGTATCACAAGGGGGAGCCCATGCGGTCCGATCCATGCCGCACGTGCGCAGGCCGTCAACGTGTGGGGTGCCACGAGTGCGACGGCACTGGCGTCACGCACACGTGGCTCGAATTGTCCGCTGAAGAAACCGCGTTTGCAGAACAGGAGCTGGAATGAGTGCACGACCGGGAGACAGGCAGTTACTCGACAACGCCGCGCACAAGCTGCACCTGGGCAGCACGCCCAACGGTGTCGCGAATCAGTTTCTATCCATGTGCCGCGCCAAGCACGTCACTGTCCGTTCCGAGGGCGGGTGCCACGAGGGGACGTTGTTGGCATTCGACGCGTATTCGATGCTGATCGCGCGGGATGGGGACCACCTGCACGTGCTGATCTTCAAAGGCCCCGGTGTGAGCGTCGAGATCGCGTCAGGTGATCTTGCCGAATGAACAACGCCGAGGAGCACTTGATCCGGTTGTACAACGAGTTGATGGCTCGTGTGACTGCGCCGAAGCGCGGGTTCATTGGGTTTAACGCGAAGAACAGATCGGCTGCTACTGAGCTGCAAACGTTTCTGGATCTGCACGGTTTGCAGGCAGGCCCGTACCTGTCGGCGTGTTTCGGTCGGTATGGGTGGATGCGCTGGCCTAAGTTTGGGGACTTGTCGAGTGAGAGCAACTTGCGTTACTACCGGGATTCGAGCGTCGAAGCGTCTAACACGTGGCGCACGTTGGCTCGCGATGAAGCGAGCGAGCAGCGGATTGCGGTGCCGAAGGGGCTGGAGATCGTGAAGCTGCGTTTGCTCGCAGCTGGAGCTGACAGCTGTTTGTCCCGGCAAGATCTCACTGCTGGGTACAACGCTCAAAGCCCATTGTGCCAAGGCTGTAGTGTGTCGGAGAAGTGTCGTGCAATCAGAAAACGCTAATTCAATCAAATTCGGGTTCGACGCTGAGTTTCAGCGCAAGGTGATCAAGCTGGCTTTGCTGGACGACGGGTTCTGTACCGCAGCAATTCAGCACGTGCGTCCTGAGATGTTCGAGAGCGATGCGCTCCGCTGGTGCTGGCAAAACATCATGCGCGAGCGTGAGGCACAGCGCACGCCGACTGCCCTAGTGCTCCGCGATAAATTGCGACACGTGGAGCCCGTGGTCCAGCCTCGTTACGCAGCGATGCTGCAAGCGATTGAACAAGATCAGCTGCGCGAAGAACACTACGTGCGGTATTCGCTCGCTGAGTTCGTCGCGCGCAACGTGTTCGTGGCCGCCTATCAGGATTCGCAGAAGCTGTACAACATGGGGCGCGTAAACGACGCCATTGACGTGATGAAGCGCGAGGCAGATCGCGCCGCACGGATCTCGTTTGCGTCTCCTGCCCGGTACTGGTTCTACGCAGAGCTGGAGGATCGCCAGCGCCAACGCAAGGAGCGCGCCCGCCGTGAGTACGATTACACGTTCCCGACCGGGATCGTCGGCGTAGATGAAGTGCTCGACGGCGGACTTTCTATCGGCGAGCTGGGTTGCTGGATGGGGGACGCGAAAGCGGGCAAGAGCATCATGCTGGTCCACCTAGCGTGCTACGCGGCACGCGCACTGATGCGGAAGGTGCTACTGGTACTCCTGGAAGGCAGCTACCTGCAAACTGCATCGCGTATGGACGCGTGGCATGCGGCTGAGCTGTACAACGAGGTGAAGCGCGGCACGTTTTCGTACGAGGCGTTTGCACGGTTGCAGGACGAGTACCGAAGCGCGTCTGACCGCCTGGTCATTCGCCAAATGACGGATTCCTGGAGCTATTCGGCTGCGGACATACAGACCGAGTTGACTGAGTTGGCGGGTAACTCCGGCTGGCGTCCTGCCATGCTAGTCGTGGATTACGGAGACTTGCTGCGATCTCAAACGGGGAAGAACCTGTCGGAGGAGCAGCATCAGCGTGATGCGTTTGGAGATCTCCAAGTGCTGTGCAAACGCGACGCGGGCTACGCCGTGTGGACGGTGAGTCAGGCGCGCAGGCCGCGCGGGCTGGGAAAGTCGGCGAAGGACGCGAAGGACGACAATGGCAACGGGGAGGGTGGCGAGGTGTGGCGCGGCGGTAAGCCTGTGCTGAGTCGTGGATCCATGAGCGATTCGTATAACAAAGTTCGCCGCGTGGATTTCCTGGGTTCGATCAATCAGGACGCCGAGGATAAGACGCGCCACGAGGCTCGCCTGTACCTGGACATTTATCGAGACAACGCCGCGGACACGGTGGTCAAGGTCAAGCAGGATCTGAACCGTATGCGTTTCGTCGATCTGATGGACCCGCTGAATCGCCCTGATCGTGCGTCGGCTGTGCTGGACGAGATGGATAAAAAATCAAAACAAGCGGTTCCGGAGAAGGCCGCCTTGGAACCCGAAAAGTTGGATCTGCTGCCATGAGTACCGTTTGGCAGGCTGACTTGCGGTTCGATCTGCTGGACTACGTGCGCGCGCACGGAGGCGTGCTCGCCGTGCAGGGTCGCTCGGACGAGTTTGTGTTGCACTGTCCCGATTGCGACAAGAACAAGCTGGCCGTGAACGTGCGTAAACGCACGTGGCAGTGCTTCACGTGCGGACAAGGTGGGCGGGATGCGCTGTCGCTGATCGCGAAGGCGGATTCGTTGATGTGGAAGGATGCGATGGAACGCTTGCTCACGGGCAATCACACTGCGATAGGGCGCATTGACAGGCTGTCCCTGGAGCTTGGGGACAAGTCGGGTCCAGTGCGCACGTCGTCGTGGGTGCCTCCTGCTGTTCCGTGGCCCGAGACGTTTGCGCGCGTGGGGTTCGAGACTCCTGCGGCTCGTGCCGGTGCGGCCTACTGCTATCGGCGTGGAATTTCCCTGTCAGTGGCAGCTGATATGTCCCTGGGCGTGTGCACTGCGGGAAAACAGGCGGGCAGGTTAGTGTTCCCGGCGCTGGATCACGCTGATCGGTTGCTGTTTTACCAAGGGCGAGCCATGTGGGATCCGCGCCCTGGTGAGCGATACGTGAAGACGCTGGGTCGCGCGCGGGCGACTGAGCACGACGCCGGATCTGGCGATTGCTTACTCAATTTGCAGATCGTGAAACGGTGCAACCTGCAACGCGTGCTCGTGGTCGAAGGGCCCGTTGATTGTGCGCACGCGTACCCCCACGGTGTCGCGCTATTCGGGAAACGACTGAGTGCCCGTCAACTGGAGCTGCTGATGCGCGCGGGTATTCGCGAGCTGGATCTTGGTTTGGATCTCGACGCGGCATCGGAAATGGCGCGTATCGCCCCGCTGCTGGCGGACCTGTTCACCGTGCGCATTGTGCGGTGGCCCGCGGGGACGGATCCGGGTGTGCTGACCCCCGAGCAGATTGCGCAGTGTCGCGATCAAGCAGTGGTGTGGGGGAGTGGGGATCGCTTGAGGACTTTGCAATCAACGGTATGACTTACGCTGCCTTCGCGGCAGGGGAACGGAGCGGACATGGACACGTACAAATGGGATCGAATTATTCACAGCATCGTGAACGGTTGTCGGCGACGTGCTGCCTACCTGGGGGCCGATATGGACGACCTGTTGCAGGTGGGGCGGATTGCCGCGCTGACTGCCGAGCGCACCTGGGCTCCCGAGCACGGTCGCAGTGAGCCTAGCTGGGTGCACTACATGGTGAGCTGCGAAGTGAGCAAGCACCTGCGTGCACTCGGCTACCGGGTCACGTCCGAGCTGGACGACGAGTATTCGCATGGCCCTGCGGAGGAGGCTGACGCCCGCCTACTCGCGCGGTCTGCGCTCCAAGTATTGCGCGCTTCGCTGCCCGAACCTATGTGGGCTGCCCTGTGGCTGCGGCACGCGGAAGGCGCTGACGTGGACGACATTGCACGCCAGTTTGGCACGTCAAACGCGGCCATTCGTTCGCGGCTGACGTATGCCCGTGGGCGTTGCCTCACGATCCTGGGTGGGCCGGTATAGTGCGAGGGACCACGATGGAAGATCATCAAAAATTGCTTGCGGAGGCTCACGCGATGGGCCTCCATTACACGGGCACGGACACCCTGGAGCTGCGTGCCCTGCTGGATCTGGCCCGAGCAAACAAAGGCCGCGAGCATCCGGTTCCCTGCTACGGGCTGTCGTTCGACGGCACGGATCGGCGCTGTCGCATTTGCTCGCTTCGCAATCCGTGCGCCGATGCGGATCGGAAGCCCCGTGTGGAAGTCACCACGGCCAAGTTGTCGCCCGTGCCCTGTGAGATCTGTGCGTCTGGGCTGCTGGAGGTGGAGCTGTTGGATCTTGAGACACGCGAGCTGCGTGATTACGGGTGCTCGACGCCCGGATGTCCGGGTACGGTGTCCGTCCAGTACGGATGGGAAACGCACGGCGCTACTGCCGTTCGTGATATTGGCTTTCAACCTGCGGAGGATCCCGAAGTGAAAAAGACAGTCGTGAAATTGAAGGTGGTGAAGCCGCCTGTTGCTCCTGCCGAGCCTACCCCTACCGAGCCTACCCCTACCGAGCCTACCCCTACCGAGCCTACCCCTGCCGAGAGTGCTCCTCCTCCTCCTCCCAAAGTGCGCGTCAAGACAGTGAAGCCCGCTGAGAAGCCCGCTGCGAAGCCCGCTGCGAAGAAGGCCGCGCCTCCCGCTCAGGTACCCCGCGTTGCGCAGGTTGCGCAGATTCCCGCGAAGAAGAAGGGCAAGGTCACGTTTTTCCGGATCGTGGAAGGCACCCCGGACTGCCGCGGCTTTGAGGCTCCGAGCTTGACGACTGTGGTAACACGCATCACCGGCACGCGGTCCTGGTCGCCTAAAAAGTTTTTCGGTGAGGCCAGTGCCAACCCGAAGCCTGGGGATCGGCTGACGAAGCTGTATCGTAACACGATGTACGTTGTGGAGGCTTGCTGAACCTATGGACGACCGTACACGCGTACCCGTCACTGTCACTGCGTACGAGGACATTCTGTCTCGCATCGCACACTTTGATTCGTTTTCGATTGGTGGCCGGTTGTACACGGCTGACTACCTGATCCGTCTTCTGACGATCAACGTGAAAGACGCGGTGGAGGAGGCTGCGTACACGCCCGCGCTGGTGCTGTACTGGGGGCGCGAGGCCGCACGTGCCCGTCGGATCAAGGCCGACGTGGACCATCAATACAAAGTGTGGCGCGAGCGCAGCTTCATGGAAGCGAAGGCCACGCCGGTTGCGTCCACCGATAAGTTTCCGACGGATCGTCAAGCTGAAGCTGTGTACCGAATGCTGCCCGCCTACAGCGAGTGGAAGCGTCGTCAGACTGACGCGCAGGAGGCTGCCGAGAACGCCGAGGGCGTGTACGAGGCCCTGCGAGTGAAGCAGTTCCTCCTCAAGGTCGAGGCTGACCTGTTGCACGACGAGGCCGGTGGGCCGTACGTCGTCGTCGAGGATGAACAGCGCGAAGTGCCCCGCCAACCCATGATGCAATCAAACCAAGCAGGAGAAATATGACCACGCCATTCGATTCGTACCCCGCACCTGGAGCAGTGGGTGTCCACGGCAGTGCATCTGCCGGTGCCCCTGTCGCACCTGTTTCGCAGATTTCCCCTGACGGGCAGTGGCGTATGGAGAACGGGCAGTGGGTGCCCAACGCTCCCGTGGCCGTAGCAGCACCACCCGCTGCGCAGATTTCCCCTGACGGGCAGTGGCGCATGGAGAACGGGCAGTGGGTGCCCAACCCCGTGATCACGCGTGCCTCGACTTCGCCAGCGGCACCTGCTGCCGGTGGGGCACCCCCGTGGGGATCGGCCAACGCTGGGTTTGATCAGCTGCCTCCTGAGATGCGCGCAGCGTTGGAGCAAGATGCTGCTGCGCCTGGTGGTAGCAGTCGGTTCCCGGCCAGCGATATCGTCTGGCTGGAGCCAAACAGGCCGACACGCGTGGGCGCAACGGCTGACACGTTTATCCGGATTCTGCCGAACGGGCAGGACGAGCGGTTGCCGTACTGGCAGAAGCAACATCGGCACTTCTACAACGTGCGCACGGAAAAGGGCATGGTGAAGCTGCCCCGCGTGTGCCCAAAGGAAAACGCGGTGGCACCCGCTGTGCCTGGACCATGCCCCGTGTGTGATCGACGTGATCGCGCCGATGCTGCTGGCGACAAGGATCTCGCCAAGCAGCTGAATCCGCAGCTGCGGTATTTTCTGAACGTGTTGGACGGCCAGAACATGCAGAAGCATTTCGGGACGGACAGCACCACTGGGCAACCGACCTGCAAGGCGATGGTGTGGGGCGTCTCGAAGACGCTGTTTTCCAAGATCACGACCCTTGTGGCGTCACGCGGTCAGATCTTTTCCCGGACGCAGGGTACGTGGCTGAAGGTCATGTGCACGCGGAACGGATCCGAGGATCGCGATGTGCGGTACGACGTGATCGATTCGGGCGGCCCTGGCCCGTTGCCAGCTGGGTTCGAGGCGATCCAAGTGCACGATCTGTCTCTGCTGAACGAACTGACCCCTGTGGATCAGATGGCTCGCGAGATGGCCGAGTCCTACCCTGATGCGGCGGGCATGCAGTTCAATTCGGGTGGCGTTCCCGCTGCGGCAGCTGCCCCGTGGGGCAGTCCGTACCAACCCGCTGCACAGATGCCCCCGCAGGGGCCTCCCGCCTACGCTCCTGCACAGATGCCCCCGCAGGGGCCTCCCGCCTACGCTCCTGCGCCGATGCCCCCGCAGGGGCCTCCCGCCTACGCTCCTGCGCCGATGCCCCCGCAGGGGCCTCCCG